CAGGGCCATGGACGCATCAGAGAATCACTCACCTTTGCGCCCAGTCCGTGAAAGCCCACTTGCTGGCTGTCGGGGTTTTTCTTATGCGCGGCACTGTCCGACTAATCCGCGTCCGGCCTTCCACTCATGTGGCCCCCCGGCTAGGGCGAGAAAATCAAACGAACGTGAAGGCATCAAACCCGATCCCCTGCGCCTCGGTGGCTTTGCTGGCCACACCCATGCTCATGGCCAGCGCTTGAAGGCCGTCGATCCTGCCCGTGCTGCGCGATTTTTCTAACTTTCTATTGCCCGCTGGGTCTTTGACGATCACAGCGTTGCTCGCATTCATTTGCAAAACTGGGTGCCCACCGTGGCGAACCCGCCCATTCAGTAGCTCGGCTTCCAGCGTGTCGAGGGCACCGGCCATTGATGCAAAGCCTTGGCCCCACGGCTCTAGCGGCAGGTCTAGGCCGATACGATCCAGCTCCTTTTTCAGCACGTCGATGCGCCAGCGGTCGAAGGCAATCGCCCGCACGTCAAGGTCTGCCAGTATTTCGGCCATGTCGGTGGCCACATGCTCATAGTCGATTGATGCCCCTGGCGTTGTCCGCAAGAAGCCTTGGCGGTGCCACACCTCATAGGGGGCACGGTCACGGCGGGCACGGTCAGCAAGGCCTACTTCGGGTGTCCAGAAGTGCGCCTGCACCTGCCACACGTCATCCACCTGGCCGACGATCACAAGGGCGCTCATGTCCACGCGGGCGCTCAGGTCTAAGCCGCACCAGACAGGCACGTCACCCAAAAAGGCGGGCAGGGCTGCGCACGCCTTCCACACGTCCGGCGATATGAATGGCGAGACAGTCGATACCCGCTGATTCAGCAGCAGATTGCGGGCGCTGTTTTCCATGCTCGGCATACGCTGCGCCTGCGTCAGTTGCTCGCGCAGGTCGTCAAGGCTGCGGAACGTGCCCAGGGCGGGGTTGGCGGCGCGCCATGCGCTTTCGTCTAGCAGATCACACCCGGCAGGCGCTTCGTAGACGTGGCAGACGATGCGCTTATCCTGGCTGGCGCGGGCGTCATCAATCCACGTTGAAAGCAAGTCCGCGTCATTCGCTGCGGCGGTACTGATGGCGATCAGCAGCGGCGCTTCGTGCGCGCCCTGGCTGGTGGTGATGGCGTCGATAAAGTCAGACTGCGGGCCACGCACTTGGCCGATTTCGTCCAAGATGGCCAGCACCGGGGAAAGACCGTGGGCGGTCTTGCCGTCAGCAGCAAGGGCCTTGTATTCGGTGTTGAGCGGCAGTCCTAGCAGGCGCTTGCCGCTCGGGATGATCCGCACGATGGCCGATAGCTTCGGGGAAAGCTGCACCATCTTGCTGGCCAGATTGAACACCAGGGCGGCTTGATCCCGGCTCATAGCACCCGACACGATCTGGCTGTTTTGCTTTGCCTCGGGGCCCACCAGGTGCGCCAGTAGCAGGCCAGCAATCAAACCGCTCTTGCCGTTCTTGCGGGCCACGCTCAGGATGGCGCGGCGCGTGCCGTGGGGGTTGTCGTAAATGTCCCGGATGAACTGCTTTTGGAACTCTGCCAGCACCATGGGTTGGCCCACGCTCGCGCCCTCGGGCGTCACACAGTAACGCTCCAGGAATTCGATGATGCGGGCGGCGCGGGTCATGGGGTTGCAGTCTGATTGACGTAGGCTATCAAAAGCACATGGCACGGATTATGCAACCCGCAATAACTGTGCCCGATAGGATTTGATTATGAGGCTGCACTATGGTTTTTGTAGCAGTGGCAGGAATCACCCCGTCACCATGCGCAGCGTCGGGATCAGGTCGTCCCCATCGTCCTGGCGTGCGCTGCGTTCCAGCTCGGCACCCTTGGCAATGTCTGCACTGCGGCCCACCGTGGCCACCGTGTTGACAGCGATAGCGCGTGTCAGGGCAAGGGCAAGGCGGGTCAGCTTCGCATGGTCGTCGGAGCCTACGGGCGCGGCCTCCAGGGCGAACTGCACGCGGGCAAGGTTGGCAGCACTCGCCAGATCAACCGGGTTCCAGGTGTCACGCGGGCGGGCCTGCACGATGGCATCCCAGAATGGGCGGGCACCGTCCGGCACCAGCACATGGGCAGGCGGCGACAAGGGCGGCAGGGCTGCGGCCTGAGTGGCAGCAATGGCGGCTGCGGCGCTGTCGGAGCGCTTTCGCTTGGCTGTTAGCTTCATGGGTGCCTCTTTTTTAAGCAGTCAACGTTAAAGTAACTGGGACAGATCGGTATTCGCTTACCACACTCTGGTGATTTCTGCAATAGGACTGTTGCTAGGGCGCACCAGACGGGCCTACAGCCGCTTTATTCCAGTGGTGCATGGGGTTGGTAGGGTTGCCCTCTGCATCGCATCCCATGCGTGCCTCACGTCCGTACAGCTCTGCCATGGTCTTGATCGAATGGCAGGGCTTGCACAGAGCCTGCAACGCATCCCGGCTGTTGTCCGCTGCGCCATTCATGTGGTCAACCTCAGTAGCTGGCACCACTAGCCCTTGCGCTGCACAGTGTCGGCACAGTGGTTCTTCGGCCAGCACCTGTTTTCTGAGCTTGCGCCACGCTGCACTATTGAGCGGCAGCACGCGCCCGTTGCTGTCCTTTGTCCACCTCATTGGTGGTTTGACAACGTAGCCATTCACGCGGCGCTCTTCGGGCATACCGTTGCTGTCCAGGCCCTTGGGTGGCTGTTGCCTGGCGTTCTTAAAGAAGTCGGGCGGGCGGCTCATTGCTTGCTCGGGTATGGCTGCGGCGCTGGGCCGGATTTTTGGCTCAGTGGCGCATCGTCGATACCGTCGATAACTTTCAAGTTCTCCAGCTTGCGGGCCTCTGAGCGCATGAGCCAGCCGTCTGAGATACCGGAGCTGTAGAAGGCGGCACGGTTGGCACTGTCTCCCCTCAAAAGCCCTTCCACCTGATGCTCGGCAAAGTAGGTTCTACGTCCGGCGTCCGTCAGGCACTTGGCTGCAATGGCTTGTTCCCAGGCGATCAAGTGACGGCGCAATGTCATCGTGACGAACTGCCGTGCCAGTTCCACCGAGTTGCTGTAGTTCGCTGATTCCATGCTTTGCACGATGGTGGGCGGCACGCGGAACAGGCGGCACACCTCGATCACTGAGAGTTTGCGGGCCTCGATCCAGCTTGCATCCTCGAGGCTCATGCTCAGGGCTTGGAAGTCCACACCTTCTTCAAGAATCGCCGTGCGGCCTGCATTCGCAGCACCTGCATGTTGACTTGCCCACGATGCGCCGATGGCCTGGCGTTGCTCGGGCTTGAGCTTGCCGGGGAACTTCAACACCCCCAGGAGCTTTGCGCCGTTGGTGAAGGTGCTCACCCCATGCTGATTCTCTGCAATGGCCAGTTCCACCACACCACGGGCGGCAGCGATGGGCGACACACCCAAAACACCATCGTCGCCCAGGCGGTGGCGCAAGTGCAGCACTTCATGGGCCAGCAGGCGGGTCAATACGCCTTCTTTGCTGTGCTCATACACCAGGCCCGAAGGCGTCCGACGAACCTGCACATTGTCGGGGTTGAGTGGCCACAGTTCACGCACCTGGCCGTCATAGCCTCGGACAATCCGGGCAAAGGCGTTGCCCTTGAGCAGCACGGCGGCCTGCGTGTATTCCCGGAACTCCAGAGCAGTTTGCTCGGGGTTTGCCATGTCATGCAGTACGCGGTACAGCGGGTGATCTGCGGCGCGTTCCCGGTCGCCATCTTCGCCACGGCGGAACAGGATCAGGGGCAATGATGCCGTTGTCTCAGCAATGGCCTGCACACAGGCATAGACAGCAGAGACTGATTGCGCAGTGGTGGGCGTCACTGCACTTGCAGACAGCGGCACAGGCCAGCCATTGATGCCGATGGTGCTGCGCTTTTCCAGGCCCACCAGCGATAGGGCGCGGGTAATGATGCTCATGACAACTCCAGCCACAGGAAATTAGGGTCACTGTGAATATGGAAGTGGGCATAGCCTTGCTCGATAGGCTTGGAGCGCAGGCTCACTTCCGTCTGGCTGTAGGCTGGCCAGCTTTGCACCACGGACACCTCGTGCAACTCCACGGCGCGAAGCTCTCGCGTGTCGCCTTCCCAGGCTTCGTCGGTGGCCACAAACCCGAAGCTCATGCCGCCCAGGTCGTTGCGCTGTGCGAGTGCAACAAGGTCATTCCCGGCGCGTGTGTCTGGCAGTTGCAGCGTGAAGTGAAGGCCCTTTGCATCCTCCCGGAGCGTCAGGCTTCCCGACTTCGTGCGGCCCAATACCGCCTTCGGGTCGTGGTCAGACAGCGCCAGAACATCGCGCCCACTGGCCAGCGTCGCAGCGAATGCACCAGGCGCGATGCGCTCGGTAAATCCACCGATAGCGGCAGGCGTGCCAAAGGTGGCAACGTAGCCCGTAAGCGTCCGTCCGCTGGCTGTCACACCAGCGGCGGCGCGTCGTTCAATGTCCGGCGCGCTCATGGGCTTAAAGGGCCACGTCGCTGGCTACAACAAAGCTCTCGGGGTGGCGTACAGCCACATCCACCGTGGCCATTGCACGCACCAGCACGTTGCCCTTGGAGTAGGCGGTTTCGCTGAAAGGGTTCACCAGCAAGTCGATTTCGCTCCAGATTCCCAGCATGGCCTGGCTCCAGTCACCGGCGATCAGGTGGCCAGTGTTGGGGGTGCCGGTCTTTTCGGGAACTTGGTTGCTGAAATAGGCGGGCAGATCAGCGACACGCCCGTTTTCCATCAAGTAGCCTGCAATGCCTGCGGCCTTCAGGGTGCCTTGCAGCTTGGCTTTCACCTTGGTGCTGGCCACGATGTTGGCGGCGCTGGTGTTGCTGATGTCCAGCTTTTGCAACATGGCCAGAATGTTCTGCCAGCTCAAAGTTGCCAAATTTGCGGTTTGCACGCCCACCGTGGAAAGCACGCCGGTCGGCTCGTTGGCACCACCGCCTTTAATCAAGGCGCTGTCGATGGCTTGTGCCAGCAGGAAAGACAGGTCATTGCGAACCAGCGCTTCCACGTCAGGGGAGCTTTGTTGCAGCAGTTGACGGCTCATCTCTTGGATGCCGCCCGCGTGCTTCGGTGCCATGGTCACGCTGTCGAAAGTCATGTCACCAGTGGGCAGCGCTGCATTCTCTGCAACCCAGCCGGTTGTGCCGCCGGTCGCATACTTGGGAATGGACAGGTTGCCAGACAGGCCGGACAGCACACGCACACCCAGGCGGCGGGCGAGTAGGTTGTTGCGGAATGGCTCGATGTACTGGTCAGCACGGTGGATCGTGGGCACGATTTCCGGCGCGGTGGCGGTGGTGTTGACGGCGCGGGACTCCAGCGCTGCCAGCGGCACAAACACGCCCTGAGCCTTGC